CTTTCGCTCTTAGCGCATCAACCAGTTTTGTAAGCCTGGTAGTGAGAATATCCAACTCTTCCGCCTGGTCCTGATACATGATGTATTCAGGCATCGGGACCATCGTATCGTTTGACTTTATCGAATATAACGGTTCAGGGATGGGGAAGAACTGTTCCAATTCAAGCGGGTCGTCGATGGTCTTGATTATCTTGTCCGAATATCCTTCGGAGAACCAGTAGACTTTCTCAGTTTCCTTGTCCCAAATCTCCCAAAGTTCAGCTTTATTGAATACCGATTTATTATCACCGCGTTCGTTCGATACGATGTTAGTCGCAGAGACAGTGAGGGAAATATCATTGCCTTTCTTACCGAAATAAGTCGTCAATTCATCGCGGGTCATCAACTGCCTGAAAGCAATCCAAGTAACGTCAGTCCATTGTTTCGCAGGGGAAATCCTGAAGTCGGCCCAGTTCACATACTCGCATCTGACTTCTTCATAGATGAGTTCTTCATTTTCGACCGTGGTATAAAACTGCCCCGCTTCGAGTTTTACATCTTCCGGGTCCAGGGTTTCACCTTCACTGGTATATGAACCATCCTCTTCACGGGTTACGGGTTTTGTCCTGGAGACATTCCCCATCGTGGGGATGTATCTGACACGGGAAACACCGCGTCCGGGGAGTAAGTAGTCATCCCTGACTTTCTGCACTTCCCCGTCGAAGTTGTAGGAGTCCATCGAGTAGGCGAGGGCGCGTTCTATCGCGGTGGAAATCCTATCCGCTTGATCGTCGGGTAAATCCGCATAACGTCTGCGGATGTCTGGTGTTGGAGTCTGGGAATAGATAGCCGGTTTAAGAGTCTCTGTATTGGACCAAAGGATGTTGAACTTTGAGCCTTTGGCTTCTTTGTAATGGCCTTCGATACGGTATCTCTCAAGAACTTTCTTCGCACGGTCCCGCCAATCGTTCTCCACCTTATTGGCGTTGTCTAGTTGCATGGACCACAACTGACCGGGAGTGTATTCGTCGGTACTTTCAATCATATCCGTTCACGGAACCTTTCCACGATGGGTTTAGTGATATCGCCAAGGTCGGCAAAAGTCAGCGGTGACAAGATGCCACGCTTCTTCTTCGGTTTTTCTTTGGTCAAGGGGCGGGACATACAGGCATATCGAGTCTCGTCCCCGATATGGTCCTCAGCCATCCGACCTATCTCTTCAGGGTCTTTTTCATCCGTCGGCAAAGCCGGAACTGTTCTTATAAATTCCCTACAAGTATCAAAGACATAAAGCATAGGAGTAAACTCGTAATTACCTTCTATCTTTATGCCTCTGATTCTATTATACATTTCCTGCCAACCGGCCTTACGTTCGTTATCTGCTCTGCGCAGGATGAAACCGGCGTTTATCATCTTCTCCGCTTGTGAAGGGCCGCCGTCGCTTCTCCAGGCGGATGGGTCGCAGACTCCCAGAGATACGTTCTTTTCGGTAGTCATCTCCTTAGCCCTTCTACCCACTTCGGAACCGTCCAGTTTAAGACCGAGGTTACGTTCCTTGGTCTGTTTCATCCCATACCATTCCCTGTAACGTACCAGGGCACCTCTGGGTAAAGTCATGCCGTGTACTTCAGTATCCTCTGAAACCACCGCCCACCAGCCTATAGAGAACGGTGTGGCGTGTCCCCAGTCCACACTCGGGAATTTTGCCCAGTGGTCCGGTATCTCGAAAGATTCGATGACGTTCTTTCGTGTATCCCAGCAGTCGAAAAACGCTCCAGCAGCGACGTTCCAGTCCCCGTCCCTGAGCATCTTCTGCATCCAGTCAGAAAGACCCCCGAACTGTCCTTCATAATCATCATCCAGGTATTTATTATCCGTGGACTTCGCTGGTATGAAAATGCTCTTCCAACCCTTATGATTAGGGTTCAAAGGGTTCTTCATGGTGTCGTCGTAAAAGATAGTCTCCGGTGGAGCGGAATCTATGAATATGCTTTTAAGGTAATGATGCGACCGGCCCCCAGGATTTGCACTCAGTACGCATCTCGGTATGAAATCCTCATACCCCTTGGCAATCTTTGAACTGAACTCACCTACCCGGTTTCTGGATTTAAGATAGGCCAACTGGTAACTGGTGAACTGCCCGGCCTCGTCTATCCCTAACCAGTGCATCTCCGCACCCTGATAGTTCAAAACATCGTCTTCCGTCTCACAGTGACAGAAATTTATCCCAGACCCGTTGAAGAACTCATACCGCTTACGGGTACCGTTGTATTCACCTAACTGCTTGGGTAACTCAGTCCTGAGTTTTCGTATATGGTTACTCTCAAGTTCCGGCAGAGTCCTGCGAAACAAGTAAGCATCTAACCCCGGATTAGCCAGACATAACTCTATCGCATCCCATCTCAAAGCATGGCTCTTACCCCCACCGGCAGCACCCCCATAAAGTATCTGCCTCGCCCTCGCCTTGTGTAACTTGTCCTGTCTTTCCTGGGGCGTATAGGGTAATACCAGTTTTTCAGTCACGGGGTCAGTAACTCAAGCTCTGGATTTTCCCTGCTTAGGGCGCAATATATCGGGTCTGAAGGTGTTAATACTGTATCAGGCAGCGTACCAAGTTCATCGAACCAGATAGCCTCTGTAGTCAACCTGCCCTCCATAAAGGCCTGTGGGAATTCAAGCGGGTTCCCTAAAGCTTCCCTTCCAGCCTTGTCTAACTTAAACCAGGCAGTCATGAACCAGTAGTATCTACTGTGTAACTGGGAAGGTGTTTTTTGTGTAGAAGAGTGCATGTATACGCCCTTTACCCTTCCATACTCAGATTGGTACCTTTCGGGTTTACATTTCCTGACTTGACATATAATCTGCGCATAATGGCTATTGTGTTAAATGTTAGACTTAGTCTAGGTCTAGGCTTATCAATGACTTACAATGCCTATCTCTAATTGGACTGTCTTATAGCCTGCTTTAGTGGGTTATCCACAGTCCAAGTCGGTCTAATGAGGTAACAAACTGGGTAATTCGGGCTTCTTTGAGACAATCGCAAAGTTGTACTGACCAGCCTTCTTCCCCCTTCCTCTTTACCCTACATCCAATACAGACCACCCTCTCAGTGCCATTAACCGCATTTATGTGCTCCATCCCGATACTCAGCCTTAACCTACCTGATAACGCTAATAACAATGATTCTCATTCGTATTTGATAGTGATTCTCATTTGCGAATGATTCTTATTCACTCTTAACTCTACTTCTTACTAGCATATTTCACGGATGAAGGGTAGGAGTCTGGGCTGGCTTTGACTTGCGTGGCTTCATAAGCCGCTTCTCTCTGATACGTGCGCACTTGTTGCAGAACTCTGTATCCTTATGATATTTGCAGGGACAATTCATTGACTCGATACTACTGTCTCTACATCATCCCCGCGCGTGATATTGATTTGAATGGCTATCCCGCCCTTGGATTGTTGTTCGCCAAAGTCTTCACGGGTGAGGGGATCTCTACTGAGTAGGAATGCTGAGGCTTTCCAGTCGCCTCTATCACTGGCCTCTTCTATCTTCCCTACCCTATGTATTGCTCGTGAGGCTTTAGCGGCGTCTACTGCCTTGGAGAACGCGGGGTCTGCTGTCTTCCAATCCGCCAGGGTTGTCCGGTCTATCCCGTTCTGTTGGGCTGCTAGGTATTCCGGGGCCCCCATCGCTACCATCCCCAGGATTGATGCTATCCGTTCAGGATTGGCCTTTGGATAGATGGGGTCATGAGCTATTTGGGTATTATTAGCGGCTTGTATTGCTTTGAATGAATGGGCCGGTACGTCTTTAGCCCAGCCCTCAGCTTCGGCCCGTTTTCTTATCCCTATTCGCGTTACCGGGAAACGAGTGGAAAGCTCCTTCGATGCCTGATTGTGTGACTTGCCGCTACTTCTCAGTTCTTCATAGCTTACCTTGATTTCAGGCCAGGGGATGAACTGGGAGGTTTCGGCTTTCATCGTGGTCGCATGGCTTTTAATCGGAGAGCGAACCGGGCGCGTTGACCTGTCTTGTCGTTTCTTTTAGCGGCCTTTTTAATTAAATCGAGGGGAATATTCTGGTCTAAAGGCACGCCGAGGTCTTTGTGTAATTGCCCCGGTTTGATGATGGCCTTTGCAATGAAGTTATTACCCATATAAAGATTAAGCCCCAGAGCGGCGACGAAGGCCGCGGGGTGCTTTGCCACAACTGCTCAAAGTGGATTCTGATTGTTGGGATTTCTGGCCCAAAAGGTGAGTTTCAGGCTCAGTGCGCCAATTGCGGCCACCTTTCCATTTACCAACAGGACGAAATTCAAACCCTTCAGGCGGTACGCCTACAGTAGCCCAAGGTATTACAGCCATGACTAAATCCATCCTCGATGCTGATTACTTCCATGACGCGGAAGCAGCGCGTAAATTAATACAGTTACAACTCAGTTACGAGAATTTGGAGAGTATCTTATTTCAACTGTGCAACGCGCATCCGAACAAAGATCTTCTGGACGAGATTAGCCTCAAAATTCTGATAACGATTAAATTTAACCTTGTTAGTCTCCATATATGACAATGCTTCAATTCCAGCTTTAAGAATTGGCACTGTTATCCCTCCAAGAATTTTTATCTCTTCTTCCGTCCAGCCCCCCATACCCTCTTTAGAGCTTCGTCGAAGGGCACGGGCTTTCGTTCCGTCTTGGGCGCGGCTTTGCGTTTCACGGCTTTTTTCTTCATGCGGTGAATCTATCACTTTCAGACTCCACCGGAACC